CCTAACGCAATTGCAGGGTGCAAGAATGGTGGTATGGATCGCTATTGGAATTTTAGCCCATTAGATTGGCGATTAAGTCCAAACATCCCGCTAACCAAAGATTATGTTTACTGCATGAGTCGAGGATGGCAACCTGGAAGCAGGGAGTGGAAAACATTCTACGCACAGGTTTTTGCTAAGTATTCAATAGACAAAATTGAAGATGAACCTGTGAACGAAACTAGATGGGATTTCCTTGAAACAACAAGGTCAGGCAAGGTTAAGCAAATCAGAACCGTAGACATTGTGCCTGATGATGCCATTTCTTTTCCAGGTTGGATCGACACTTACATTGACTACTGCATGAGGAACGCACTATACCCAGAAAAGAGAATTGCTGCTGCATCTGCATTAGGTATGTTCTCCGCTTTAGTGGGTCGATCCATCATGGGGCCAAATGAACTTAAGCTTAACCTATATATAGTTGTGCTTGGTTTGACAGCTTCGGGCAAAGACTTTCCACGAAAATTAAACGCTAGAATCTGTATGGAAATTGATAACGCAAGCCTTTTAATGACGAAAGTTGGTAGCCGTGAAGGGCTTGAAGAGAAGGTAATTCAAGGCCCAAAATTTCTCATGGCTGATGAAGGTGCATTCGATCTTGAAAAAGCAAAGTCAGGTGACACAAGGTTCAACGATGTCATGGGAACGATGCTTGAACTGTTCACATCAAACTATATTAAGAGGCGAGCTAAAGCGGGTGATGCGGACTCAGAAAACTTTATTCGCTACCCATTCCTTTCCATTATGACTTCATCAACCCCAGAAGAATATTTTAAGGCACTATCACCTAAGATGCTTCGGTCAGGTTTTTACAATAGGTTGCTGATTTTACAATCTGCAATTCGAGGCAGAATGAATCTTCGGGGTATGTCAGTATCAGAACCTATACCAGAATATTTGGTTGAGGTTGCTGCACGATTGATTGCTATGAATGAAAATCTTGTGCCTGGAGTGATCAAGGAATTCATGGCAGATACTAAACTTGATGCACTTGGAAATGCTCCATTAAACCAGATTGAAAGGGATTCAAAAATACTTCTTCTTGATGAAGATGCGTTAGAATTTTTTCAAACTCAAGTGTGGGAAAACGATGATCTGTATTCCAAGTACCAGAAGAACAGCGAAGAAGAAAAGGCTTCTTCATGTGCTAGACTTCCTGAGTTAGCCTTAAAAATAGCTTGCCTGTGGGAGTTAAGCCAAGACATAAACGCTGATACAATTTCGCTAGCTGGAGTTACCTCTGGATTTAAATTTGTGCGTGAAGTGAATAAGAGGCAGACCGCTAATACAGTCATGGTAAGCGATACAAAGTTTGGTGAAATTACAGACAAACTATTAAACATGATCAAGGATTCATTAAATGAAATTGAACCAGATGTGTATGGTGTAAAGATGATTGATGCTAAAAGACATCTCAGGAAGATCGTACACAGCGGACAATCGGTTGACGATGCAATTCGATACCTTCAAGATTGCGGTGAAATTTCAATCAGGAAAAGCAGAGATGCGAATGGTGCTGGATCAATGTACATCGTTATAAATGACCAATCACCTTCTCGATCCCAATCCGAGGAATCGACATCAGGGCTAAGTTAAAGGCATCTGCAAGGTCAGGAGAGTGCTTGAGTCTACGCTTCATCATGTCTTTAGACTCGACCACTCTTCTTCCGTTTGTATCCACAATGTATACTGGTGTGCGTAACTCTTCCATCATTCTTTCACGCACATGAAGCGGAAGATGACCGATTGAAACCTTGCCCTCCATTGCAAGTTCTGCTGCTTCAAACCAAAGTGCGGATCTCATGTTTGGGAACTCTCTCCACCTTGGTGCTTCACCAGATGAATTAATACCGTAAAACATATAGTCACCTTTGTTATCAACCACACCACCACCTACACCACCCTCATCGATAAGCACAGGAATTTTAAATTGCGATTGCCTTGGTGTTTCATACTTTTGGCAATACTCTTTAATCTTTTCTGCAAACTCTTTTGTAGACAATCCACGGTATTCTTTTGCATCTATAATGCAGCACCCATGTCTGACAACCAAGCATGATCTATCGTCACCGAACCTTGCAGGGTCAGCACCAATCTGAACAACCCAATCTTTATTGAGCGGTATTGGGTCAAGGATTTGTTTGAGTGCCAATGCACCCCATACCGAGTTGATCGCCTTACTTGGGTATCTTCCAAGAACTTGGATATCAAACAGCGGGTCTTCAACCATGTAGTTTCGATCATTGAAGGTAAAGAACCCTGGTTCAGATTCTTCACCTTCTCTAGCGGTTCTACATTCGTTTTTGATGCGGTTCTCTACATACTCATAGTTGATTGCCCCTGGCACAAGATCAGCCTTAAAAGCAACATTAGGATGATCTAAAGCAGACAGGTGGAACACTTTCCAATCAGGAGAGTTCTCAGCAAAATAAGCAGGGCTTGAAGCATCGTATGGATTAAAGATACAGAACCATAAACAATTCTCCTTGGAAGCTGAAAGCATCGACTCTGCTCGTTCCCAGAAGGTTGGTTCAATACCTGATGCCTCATCAAACAAGATGCATAAACCACCAGCGGAGTGTCTTCCTTGAAAAGCATCAGCCTTTTGAGCGGTTAAACCTTGGATGTAATGCGAGGGGTTCTTTTCAAGACGATTAGCCTTGGGCATCCAATTAGGATCTCTTGGTCTAACCCTGCGTAGCTCCTTGAACACACCATCTTTAATCTGCTGGGCAACAGGTGCTGATATCAAAACTTCTGATGGGGTAAAGTGATCATGAAACCATGAAGCGATCACAGCACACAAAAAAGTTTTGCCTTGGTTATGTGCTGACCTAACTAAAACTTTTCTTGCACCATTGGCAACCGAATCAAATATTTCCATCTGCTGGGGAGTCAATGTTATCCCTAGGTATTCGCAATACTCCCCTGGGTCTTTCGGAATCACTATAGTCTTCTGATTCTCCCGATTCACTCTCTTCACTTCTTGGATTTCCAAGAGTTTCCCCTGCAACGCTGGACTCGATAAGGCCTTTTGCCATCTCTTTTGCAAGTTGTTTGTTGAGGAGTTTTTGGAGTTCTTGCTCATCATCTCGTTCCTTATTATTGCGTTCAATTATCCATTGCATGGCTCGCCAGTCTTCACTCCCATGTTCATGGATAACCTGTTGCATGGCAATGGTTGCCTGTGCTTTAGCTTTGACCATCTCCTTTTTATGCCAAGGTTCAAGATCCCTTTTAGAAATCCCAAAGGCCTTCATGGCTAATTTAAAGTCAATTCCACGCTGAATATTTTCCAGCATTTCGTAGAAGCTATCGGAGTCGATCATGATTTTGGAAACTCCTTACCCCCTGGGAATTCAACATTTTCTGGTGTTTCTGGGTCGATCAACATTCTCATAAGCTCAAGTGTCTCAGAGATATAGATCAAACTCGCTGCTATTGATTGGGATGGCTTCCCTTTTTCATACGCAGCAATCGCTTCCACCATCCAGTCTGCCCCAGCTTTATTTAACATATTGCATCCTTTCAAAAACAGGGTAAAATAGGTAACAGTATTATAGCAAAAATCAAGGGGAATTTCGATGGCAGATTTAGTAGGCTCGATACAAAAATTAAAAAGGCTACTAGAAGACCGAGCCAAGCGGGTGGGCAGAGCTACGAATACTAATCCAGCACCTAGCCCAGATATTGAAGCCACCAATAATTCAATCATATACAAACCGCCATCTGCCTGGATGAAATCGCTAGAATACTTCCCTATGGCTAAAGCTCAATCAGGTTCTGTTGTAATGAGGGCTAGAGGCCCAAATATCGGTTATATTTATCCAAGGGTTGGTAAGGCCATTTTCAATAAATGGGTGGCAAATAACTTCCGTGGAGGGTTCATATATTGGTATGCAACACCATCGCTAAAAGACTATTCGATTATTGCTAGGAAAGCTCGACCATTTAGAAGAGGCGGGTCAGGTAGACTTGGTATTGTAGCGGTAAGAAACAGGAAGGTTCGAGGCACAATGTATAACGCAATACCTAAGAACATAAGAGACAGAGGCAGGGCTTCCGCAAGAATCGCCAAGAAAAACAAATGGAGATTATAATATGTACCTAAATCCATACTATCGCCATATTCAAGAAATGAAACGGTTCTATGTCAAATCCGTAACGGAAGAAGACATGGCTATTGTGAAGAACTGCCTAGTAAGAAAAATTCGGGGCGGGAACATGAAAGCGGTAGAACTGTTTATGAAATTCACCGAATGGCAAAAAGAATTAGATGCAGCAGCAGATGCTAGACATGAACTTCAAACCATCATGGGTTCACCTACGGATGGGTTGATGAAATCGCTTCGCCCTGGATCTGTAAATATTTCTACTGGACAGCTTGAAGAAAAGAAACAGGCTTGATATATTAACTTAGTCCGAATGATTCTAGGGCTTGTTTTCGCAATTTCCTGAGACTAATTCCCCTCGTAGTAGAATTGCATCAGAGGGGGAAGTTTCATTCGGACATCCTAATAATCTGTATCAGCCTCAACAAAATCAATTCCTTCTAAAAGCTGATTGTAACTATTTGGGTTCGCTGGCAATTCATCTTCTTCAAGATATTCTGTAAATGTAAAATCACATTTAAAACCAATTTCATAAGGGTTGTCAGGATCATCTGTATTGGTTCCTGTGAATATACAATTCTTAATTCTGAATTTAATTGGACTTAAACTTATAACTTCAGAGTCAGAAAATCGAGCATTGTATCCAAAATATTGATTTTGTGCCTTAGGCATGAATTGATCAATATAGTTGTAAGAAAAACTAAAATAAGGGCTATTCATTGAAAAAAATTCAGAAACATAAAAATTATAATTATAATAATTATACAATCGGTTTGATACGCTAGTCATATTGTCAACATATGAAAGACTACTCATAGTTTTATTTGTTATAGTTGGCAGAATTATTTTGTAATTTCCATCAGCAAGAGATGGCGGGTTATCCGTATATTCGTTTTCAAACAGGTTGCCTAGTGTTTTTAAAAATGATATTACATAACACCCTGGTCTTTGTGATGAATATGGCAAAACTTCATAGTCTTCATCAAGAACTAATTGAGTTGCATCAGGCCCATAAATTTCAATCAGACTTTCATAGTTGTCAACATATTGTGATGAAACAACTATCTTTGGTTTTCCTGCGTAACTAGAATTGTAGTTGAAAATATTTGACGAATTATATGTGCCAGGGACTGATGTTATTAAGATTTGATAGCTGGCATTGAGGCAACCATAATATGGCTTAGTTAAATCCAAATCTGGAACATAGTAAAGTGGAACATCATATATCAAAAACTGGTTGTCAGTTGTTTCAATATAAAATGCACCAATAGGATACAATGCGTAAGGACTTCTTTGGTTAGTATTGTTGTAATAACCTGGAAGAGCTTGATATTGATCAACATATGATTGCCCTAATACGAGATATATTCCATCCTCGCAGTAACCACCTTCATTATTTGGACTACCTTCATAATAAGTTCCAAATGGCTTTATCTCTCTTGATGGATTAGAAGTGTTTAAAACATAATCCAAGGCATTTACAGTAGAATTACCATTATAAAACCAATATTTATTTACATATCCTCCTGTTGGTATTGATGTGGATGAAGAGTTGTAATAATTCCCAAGAAATGCTGCTTCCATGTTTCCATCAAAAACGGTAACTGGTGTTATATAATCTGTGTTTGGGTTATAATATCTAAGAATATTTCCATTAGGATCAGCTACATAAAAAGACCCAGCAAATTGAGTTAATCTTCCATTAGACGGATTTGGTATAGAAAGTTGGTTGATCGCTAAACCAAACCATCCGTCACCAAAACCTTTTTCTCCAAATCTTGGAGGAATTGATTCAACACCAACATACTCTTGTCTTGGATTAATGCCTAATGTGTTTACATACATCTGATAATATTTAGTAGGGTCTATAGTAACCTGTGGGATATTTACAGTCATATACAAACTTGTGCCAAGTTTAAATGCATAGTAATAATAATAATTATAATTTCCATCAATTGTGTTAAACATCGTGAAATTCAAATTCCCTGTTACAGATTCGTTGGATGCAAAAGGGATTGTTCCAGAATTTAAAAAAGATAATTGATTGTAATAGTAGTAGTTGTAATAAAAAAATAAATCAAATGGATCGGGAATGTTATTTATATCTCTTGTTGAGTTGTAATAATAATAATAATAATAATCATCAGATTTATTTTTTATAAACCCTGATTCAAGATCACCAAATGTTTGAAACACAGGCTGTTTTAATGCTGGATAGTTTGGATCATATATTGAAAATCCATAGTTAGAAACAATGTTATAATCTCCAGAATATCCATTTGCAGCATACTTTGGGAAAGAACTAGGGCTATATCCGATTTGGTAGTAATCAACTAATTCTCTTGATTCTTCATTTGTAAGACCTTTATACGCATACCAAAAAGGACTAGATAGGGTGACATCTCTGTATGACAATGGTCTTATATCTTCTGGAACAACAGCAAATGTCCTTGGCATCCTTATATTTGGTATGCTAGAAATTTCTGGAAAATTTTTCTTTTTAAATGATATTTGAATGTCAACGCAAACTGCTCCAGCAAACCAAGCAAGATTTTTTCCAGAGAAATAAAATTCGTCTGCTGGGTCTTCTATTTGAATAGCTTGGCTTCTAGATGGCCTGTCATGTATTATTACATTTTTATAAGTAAATGTATCAAATCCAGATGTTGATTCTACTAATGGATTTTTTTGGGTAAAATAAATGCAAGCCTTTTTTTCTGGAAGAAAGCCATAATAAGCACCATAATAAATATTATTCCCATTAGATATATCGTACATTTTTGGATATAAGATTTTATTATCGTAAGGATAAAATTCACTATTGTCGTTTATCCAAGGCCAAGAATAATAAGCAGAAGGTATTTTTATTGAGTCTAATGTAACTGGAGTAGTGATGTCATTCTCTGATCCAACAAAAGCTGTTTTAGAAAAGCTATGTATTCTTAGTATTAAATTATTGCCATTAAAAGAAGCTCCGCAAATTTTATATCCAGAATATGTATCATCAAAAAATGACCCAGCATTATTAACGCTTCCTTCTTGCTCTGGCCATTCTGGAATTACAGAATTGGGTGGAAAATATGATGGAATACTAGAATCTAATGAGCATGGTTCTAAATAGTCCTCTAATATATTTTCTATTACATTTATTTTTGATGCATCAGAAAGCAAGTTGTAGTCACTAAGGTAAGAATAATAATTTGTATAAGGATCAACAAGATACTGGTGGATATAATCAACATTAGTGTATTCTTCGCTCCAATAACTTATTCCAGTAGGATAATAACTATTGTAAGTAGTAAAATTTGGCCAAGCAATTTTTTTTATTCCTTCAAAAATGTCATAGTGATATATGTTTGACTGTTCCCTTATAAGCGTTTCGTCATCATTATAATTATAATATGATTGATAAGTAGGTTGAACTCCTAGAGCAGGGTTGCAATACTCCGCAGTTATTTTTTTAAGTTGAAATTGAGAAACTGTTCCAGCAGTTCCATTAACCTGATAAACAGTTGGTACTGTGGTTTGCGTTAAATCTGATTCTTCCCAAATGTAATTTCCGTTTGGAGTTACCCTGACATTTATTAAAAAAGATTCATCTATCTGGTCATACCATATAACTTTGTTTGATCCAAAATTGTTTTTTCCAAACCAGTTAAACGGAACACTAGCTTCAAAATTATCTTTTATTTGACCATCAACATAATGATCGGGTGAAGCTGATACTGCACTAGGTTTATACATTTAACACCTATGGAAGAGGGAACCAACCTTTATCGCCATTAGCATCTGTTCCATAATACATATTTGGCCCAGGTGACGGGATATCGTTTTGCAACTTAAGATTTACTCCATTTATAAACGAGCCAGTAACATCTATAGATGATTCGCCATCCACAGCAGTATTAAGGATCGTTTGGTAAATAGAAGCAGTTATTCCATTTTGAGAAATCATTACCAGACTAGTTCCGCTGGCTGGAGGTGTAGGCCAAGCTGCACCAGTAGGAGCGTTTGCATATTGAAATCCAGACCCTGTGGTAACAATGTATTGACCTGGGATTCCATAAGTTTTAGGTGTATCAAGAAGGTCTATATATCTTAATCCAGTACTTTCGGTGTTTATAATCGCTGTATATTCATCAGGGCAAAATGTGGTGTATTGGATAACAACACTAGCCCCATTGTTTACAATATCTTTTACAACCCTTACTGCATTGGGGCCAGTACCACCATTCTTCATACACACAACCAAAGGTCTTTGGTCATTGTAATTAGTGGCATTTGGATTTGCTGGATTACCTGGATCCCAATAGCCAATAGAAAAACCAACATATGTCCTATTAGGTAAAAGAGGACTTCCATTTATTTCTATAGCCCAGACATCACCGCTTCCCGCAGATGGAGGAAATGTACCATATGGAGTAACATAACTAGTTCTAGCAGAATATCTTGTTCCAACCATAACAGGAGATCCATTGGCATCCCCAATCGGCATTACAAACATTCTGTTATTTGGATTTACACCGCACCAAAAATAATAGACCTCTCTATTATCAGTCGAATCAGTACTAACCAATCTTGCAGGGCAAATTACCCCTGGCTGAATAGATAAATCGTTTGTGGTGTTATCCCTCCTGTCTAAAACAAATGGCATTGGATAAGCTTTAGGGCCAGTAGTTTGAGTTGTTTCGTCACAAAACAAACCACCTGGAACATCAGTAAATCCAGTACCACTCCAAGTAACTTCTTGAAAGTAATAAAAAGTATTTACCTCTGTCCCTGGCACACTAGATGGAACTTGTTGAAATATTTTAAACCATAAAAAGTCTGATGCACTATCGTTTGAAATGATGAATGAATTTGTGGAATCATCCCATGAAGCATTGATTCCATTTCCAAGGCTAGGTTGTATATTCGGCATGATATCCCTTTAAAAAAACAGGGCAGAGGAATCCTCCACCCTGTGAAATTTCAAATTAAAAAATGAAATTATTCTTCAAGAAGAACAGCCATTGAAGCCATTAACTGAGGAATATTAGCAAACCCAGTTATTGAAGACTTCAATATGCTTGTGGCAAGATCCTTGCTTGGCCTCATTGGAGGTGGCAAAGTAATCACCATAAATTTATGGAATGATTTCAAAGCTACTTCTCTAGAAGACTTGCCCTCGATAAATGAAACAAACTCGTCAACAACAGGCTTTATCTGCTGAAGAATCTCGTTCATCCCAGAAGGCAAAGTAGAATTACTAACAGGTTCTGTAGACATATGCTCCCTTTCTATCTGCCACAACAACTAGAACCTCGAAGACTGAAACGAAGTTTTCCACCATGAAAAACTCTCGAATCCGTCTTTACGGATTCAATTTTGATTGTTTTTTCAACCTTCTTTTCGATCTGTACTGCGGGTGCAGAACATTGTCCATTAGCACAAGAACCCTTGCGAACAGGCAGATCAATAACCATACCAACTGCTAAAACTAGACTGAACATAATGCTTCCTCCTAAAGAGTCCAATCGATCACTCTGGCTGGGTAGCCATTAAAGTTACTATACGCAAAAACTTCTTCTGTGCAAATACGATTCATGTCTTTTTCTGAAATCCAATAAGAACCCAAAGGTTCTCCGTAATTCCCTGGTGGAGTTCCGTGAGCGTTGCCCCAAGAGTTTTGAATCAAATATATAACCCCAAAGTCAGGATGAGTGGTAAAGCCCAAACAAGCCTGTTGATGCCCCCAAGAATCGTTTTTTGAAGCCAATTGTACTGCTGGAGTACCTTTGGCTTGAACTTTCAAATCTCTAAAACCCCACCATCCAGAAGCTATTGTCACAGGATACCCATTCCTTAAAGCCTTCTTAACTTCTTCAGAGTTCTCAAGTTTACTTGTTGTTTGGACTTTAAACCTATTTGATACTTCAAATAAATCTACTGGAGGTGCATCCCCATTACTCCACTTGTATTCAACATTAGAACCAAAAGTCCATGAGCCATCTTTCTCTTTGATTGGTTGAGGGAGATTAGTGTCAATAGGTGGAACACCATCTTGGCTACATGACTCAGCCATCGATGAACCAAAAGAACCTTCACCAACACCATGCAATCCTCCACGCTTACGAGATTGCCCATAATTAAACATGATGAACGGAATTTTCCATTCTTCATATGATTGATTTTGCGTAACAATTTCAACTGCTTGAAGCGTTGCCATTACTGCTAAAGCACCGTGACCTACGCAAGATCCTGTTTTCTGGCTCCAGGGGAAAAACTCGTATCCAGCAGCTTTGTTAACAACCTTGTGTAAAAGTGCTTCTTTTACATCTGGAGAGTCATCACCTTCAATTTCAAACTTAACTAATGAGGTTAGAAATGCTTGCCTTCTTTTTTCATCAATACTATCTATTGGATTCCAACCAAAATTCCATTGAGTTGATTTTCCAAAGTATTTTTGCTTTCCACCTACTTTTACATATTCAATCATTGTTTTAGTTCCTTTGCTATTTGATTAAATTCGCTGGTCAAAAGATCCCTAAGTTTTTGATCAAGTTTCAATGTACCATCTTTAGGAAGCTTTTGATTCAATCTCTTTCCGATTACATCTCTAAGATTGGCAAGCTCGTTTTCCATAAATTGTTTATTGATGGTTGCCTTTGCTGCCTTGAAAACATCTGTAAGAAATTCGTAGTCGTTTTTCTGACACTCTTTTGCAAGTTCATCGTAGAACATAGATAACCACTTCACTTGCTCTTTGTCTTCTTTTGCTGCTGCTGCTCTGATGTCATTGTCTGGATTTACTGGTGGAGCGGGTGCTGGCTCATCACCGATCAATACAGATGTAAACGCTGGTTCAGAAGGGCCAAACTCATTGCCAACATAAGCGAACAATCTGTACACACCTTGGATCTGCGAAGTGACTACCAGAGTCTTGGAGTCCTTTAGCAAATCCACAGGGAAAATGTTTAGGCCTTTATCAATTGAAACCCATTTAACCAGCTTAGATTCGGTCTTAGCTGGAACGCTTATAAATGCCCCTGGTTGACCAGAAACCTTTGCGGGAAGCTCTATAGTTGGAATTTGAAGAAACACTAAAAAAAGAAGGTTTATCACGGTCTGCTCCTTATTCGTTCTGCCATGTTTTTAGAATCTATCAAACAGTACACATTTACTGATGACCATTTTTTTGCGTGACCAAAAAGAAAATGACAAGGTCTGCATAGCGACAGTAAATTTTTTGGCTCCATTTCTAAAGATGCATCTTTACAAAATGGGATCAGATGGTGGACTTGAAGCAAATTGGGATCATTCTCAAGGCAAGCAGCACACTTAGGATTCCGTTCCAGATGTGCTGCTCTTACCTTGGCCCATTGTGATCCCCGATTATAAAAAAACAGAGATCAATAACTTTAGAGCGGTCTTAAGAACGATTGCCCAAGGGATGATTCCAATTGTAATCGGATTTCCGTGGAAATCACCCTGGGGAATTGCTTGCTCAAGAATTGCAGCAAAGTCTTCAAGAGAAACCTCTGCATTTTGAAATATCTGTTTATCATCAGGAATAACTTGGTCAGCAGCGTAACCAACGATGTTCCAAAGTGCATTAGAAAATTCTTTATTGCCTACATCTTTTTTGCCACGAACTTTATCAACCACTAACATCATGGCATCCGTAGGCATAGAATTGGGAAAATTAATCATGCTTCACTTCTTTTTTTAAAGTCCTAGTGTAATTCAAAACCTCTGTCAAAATCCTCAAGCTTTCGGCTTGAGCCTTGGCTACTTCGCCAATCGAGCTTTCTAACCTATCTATAAATACCATATGTCTCTGGTGCAGGGGAAGTAGAATGTTTTGACCTAGCCAACTAAACCCCTTGTAAACTGCCCATAAAAGGAAAACCAGAAAACTTAAGGACACTCCGAATCGCTCGATAATGTCTATGATATTGATGTCTGCGAATATCATATTGCCTCTACTTCTTCTATGGTTAATGCATTTTCAACAGCCTTCCTTTTAGATGCTATTTCCATAGACATCTGCGAGCGAGACTGACCATACAACAGCATCAATTGTAGCATTTCGGTGATGCTATTAAAAGACAATTCGTTGTTTTCAATCGTTACCAACGATGGCAATGGGAGGCCTAAATTTGCTGCTTCTTTAGCTAATGCAAACGATCCAGATATCAGGGCAACATCGCTAGGTGTTATCCCTAAATGACCCTGCGGAAGACCAGTATCCCAACCTGTTTTTTCTAATTCTGCCCATTCGGAATCAATGCTTTGCAATTTATTTTGTTTTGCTTGCTCAAGAGAAATGTTTACTAACGAGTAATTTAACTTCCAAGTTCCATCTATCACTTGTGGCAATTCATCGTACACAACTTGCTTATTGGGGTCTGTGTTTTCATAGGAAACATATTCTACGATTACATATTCTATGCCATCTATTTCACCCTTCCAGCCATCAGCAAACGATGTCTGCGGGTGGTCACGCTGTGGATAGGATGGAAATTCTAAGATCGTATCACCGTTTATTTTTGCGTAATTAGGCATACCTCTCCTTGATGGTTCTTGGGTATTAATTGAATGTTACTTGGATCATTGTTGCCTAGAATCGGTGTGCCTTCTGGCACTAGGCCTATCTCTTGAAGTGCTGCCCATGCCTCTGGACAGGACATTGCGTTTCTTATTTTCGCTGGACTCGGATGCCCTTGAGCCAAAATTTCAGCATGAATTTCTTTTGCGACCCAAACAGTAAATTCGTTAGGTGCGTTGTATTCAAACATCATCTCATCGGTATAGCCTTCAAGCCTGGTTGGTTCTGCGATCTCGTAAAGCTCGGCCAGAAGTTTTTCTAGGATTGCGATCTCTTGATGATTGAGAATATATGCTTGCCTCTGGCTTTCTTGAACCGATTCAATTTCGATGATCTCGGCTTCAAGTTCCAAGGTTTCATGCTCAAAGTTGCTGGTCTTTCGCAAGTATTCGAGTTTCGCTTTCTTTGCTGCAAACTTTTTAGCTCCAACTTCCTCCAATGCTTTTGCTCGATGTCGGCCTTCCAAGAAGCCTAAGAGAGTTTTGATTTTCTCCCACACGGTTTCACCGATCACTTGTGTTCTGTAGTTAAATTCCGAATTTAGTTTGCTTGGCATATTATGTTCCGTAAGAGGATGCTGCGAGTTGATTCCTAGCCGTTCCAACGCCTGTGGTATCGGTTGAAACAACACCAATGTTAGAGACTAGGTTTGTCAATGAGACATTGCTCCCAGTAGTTCCATAACCAAAGATTGCTTTGTCCGTTCCGTAGTTTGTTGCTGCAAGAGAATGCCAAGCCGTGCCAACACCTGCGGTATCACTCGAGACTACTCCAGTGTTACTAACTAAATTGGTCATGTTTCTTGGAATAAGGCCAGAACTTGTACCTCCATAGCCAAAGATTGCTTTATCGGTTCCGTAGTTTGTTGCTGCTAAAGACCACCGAGCAGTTCCAACCCCAACAGTATCAGTTGCGACTACTCCAGTGTTACTAACTAAATTGGTCATGGAACGGATAGCACCACCACCATTTCCGTAGCCAAACAGTGCTTTATCGGTTCCGTAACCTGCTGCTGCTAAAGACCTCCTAGCCGTGCCAACACCTGCGGTATCACTCGAGACTACTCCAGTGTTACTAACTAAATTGGTCGTGTTTACTACACCAGCTACTGAGGTTGTTAAACTGCCAAAGCCAAAGATTGCTTTATCGGTTCCGTAACCTGCTGCTGCTAGGTTATAACGAGCCGTGCCAACACCTGCGGTATCACTCGAGACTAGGCCAGTATTATTTACGAGATTGGTAATCGAATAGAAAGTACCAGCAGACCCACCGTATCCATAGCCAAAGATACCCTTGTCGGTTCCGTAACCTGCTGCTGCTAGACCAACTCTAGCCGTTCCAACCCCTGTGGTGTCAGCCGAGACTACACCCGTAACGCTGACTAGATTGGTCATAGACAATACGTTGGTGTTGTCAGCTCCATACCCAAAGATGGCTTTCTTGCCACCGCCTCCCCTACTCACACCCATGATTTTTCTAGAGATTGGCATTAGAAATTTTGCCCCCCAATCATGGCATACCATGTGGTTCCAGCATCCCATGTTGTCAATACAAATATATCTACTTTTGCATTAGTGCTAGTTAAAGTTGGGGCTGTTCCACTAGGCCATTTAACAGAAGCTGGCCAAGAAATAGTCCTAGCAGTTCCATCGGCAGTAAATGCCAAAGTAAGGCCAAATGCATTTTCTGTAGTCGGTATATTGGAAAATGTAATGCTTGTAATTGATGCATTTAATGATACTGCAAACACATTACCGCTTGCACAATTTAAAGCTAATACACCTGCTGAAATTGCTGGTGCTGTTTGTTTTTCAATCAGTCCAGTAATTGTAGGTGTTGTTAATGCTGCTGAAGCAGCAAGTCCAGTAGCATTTCCAGTTAATGAAGCGGTGATAGTTCCAGCAGAAAAGTTTCCAGATGCATCTCGTTGAACCACATAAGAAGCGGTATTAGCACTAGCTGCATTAATGCCAATTGTACCTGTTCCAGTTATAGTTCCACCTGTTATTGGTGAAGTGGTTGCTATAGATGTAACCGTTCCAGTTGTTGATGATGTTCCAGCACCAATTGCAGTTCTAAAGCTTGCAGCATTTAAAGTAGAAACTGTATTATCAGCGTTAAATCTTGGAAATGTTATTGCTGATGGGTTAGTAAGCGTAAACATATTTTCGCCTACAGTAGTTGCACCCAATGAGGTTCTACCTGTTGAAGCTGTTAACCCTGTTGAACCACCATCCCATTGTAAATAATTGCTGTAAGCGGTATCCCAGTTTCCTTGAGAAGCGGTTGTTGGAATTGAATAGCCAGTATCAAATGTTATTGCTAATGTTCCAGAGGTTGTAACAGGATTACCACTTACTAACAAACCAGTAGGAACAGACATATCAACAGATGTTACTGTTCCTGATCCACCACCAGAACCAGTATACGAAATAGTAAAATCTGGATATGTTCCAGTAACTGAAATATCAGTTCCATCAGTTAATGTAACGGTTTGATCAGGATCGGAATTAGTAATTGTAAAATCTGGATAAGTTCCAGTAATAGATATACCTGTTCCTTCAGTTAACGAAACAGTCTGATCGGGAGCAGAATTTGTAATAATCCCTGTTGCATTATCATAGGAAATTCCAGTTCCAGCAGATAAGGATAATCTTGCATCAGAATTTGTATATTGGGTAATCGTTGTTGCAATGGTAAAATCTGGGTATGTTCCTGTAACAGAAATACCTGTTCCATCAGTCAAAGAAACTGTTTGATCAGGAGCTTCATTAGTTATAGTTACATCACCTGTTGCAGCATCTACTGATATTCCAGTTCCAGCAATAATTGAAGAAACACCAGAACCACCTGTGTAAGCAGTAGTTTGAGTAGTTGCATCAGGAAAAGTTAAACCAGTTGGAATTACTTTCATATGGCTTGCACCAGAATAGGTATCAAGACCATCAAAGTTTACCATTGTTCCTTGTGTGTGATCAGCAGACAATTGAACACCAAAGAAATCTCCAGAAACTTCAGTATCATGTGTTGTACCAAAACTTGTAATTGAACCTGTCATAGTTCCACCGCTTAACGGCAGATAACTTGTGTTTCCATCAAAATCAATTGTGAAATCTGGATAAGTTCCTGTTACAGAAATATCTGTTCCACCAGTCAAAGAAACCGTTTGGTCTGGTGCATCATTAGTAATTATCCCTGTTGTATTATCGTAAGAAATTCCAGTTCCAGCGGACAAAGATAGCCTTGCATCAGAATCTGTATATTGGGTAATAGTCGTTGCGATAGTAAAATTAGGATAAGTACCAGTTACTGAAACACCAGTTCCATCAGTTAATGAAACAATTTGATCTGGTTCTGAATTTGTAATAATTCCTGTTGCATTGTCGTAACTTATGCCAGTACCAGCGGACAATGCTAATCTTGCATCTGAATCCGTGTACTGAGTTATTGTTGAATCAATTGTAAAGTCAGGATAAGTTCCAGTAGCATTAATGCCAGTTCCAGAGGTGATCGAAACAATTTGATCAGGAGCATCATTGGTAATAGTAAAGTCTGGATATGTACCTGTTACAGAAATTGCTGTTCCATTAGTTAATGAAACAGTTTGGTCAGGCAAAGAATTGGTTACAGTAACATCACCTGTTGCAGTATCTACGCTAACACCAGTTCCAGCAATAATTGAAGTTACA